GCCTACACCTACCGATGTTGGTATATCTAAGTGCGGTTATGGTATTTTGTATAATGTCGCTCTATATGAGATAATGTGCCGTAACTTGCTTGGTCAAAATGCAGACGCGGCTGAGTTGTACGGAATGCCTTTGAGAGTAGGCAAGACCACCAAAACCGAAGAAGCAGAGCGCAATGAGTTTATGTCTGCTATGCTCAATATGGGTAGCGCGGGTGCTATATTACTTGATACACTGGATGAACTTGAATTAGTTGAGAGTAAAGGCATGGGGCAGGGTTATAAAATATATCCTGACCTTGAGAAAAGACTTGAAAACAAGATAAGTAAAATCATACTTGGTCATGCTGATGCTATGGATAGCGTTTCGGGTAAACTTGGAGCAACACAAGGAGAGGACAGCCCCGCACACATGGCTTTAAGAGATAAGCAAGCATCTGATGGTGCATTTTTGGAGGATGTCGTAAATGATACGCTTATACCTAAAATGATTAAGCTAGGGTTTAATATTGACCCGTCATTTAGATTTGTATTTGACAACAATCAGGAGTTAGTTGAAAAACGTGAGCGAGAGGATAAGAATAACTTAGTGACCGCACAAGTAGCTTATCAAATGAAACAAGCGGGGTTGCAGTTTGACCCAGTGCAGTTTGAAGAGATTACAGGCATAAAAACCATTGTTGCACCGACACCCGCACCAATAAAACCACCGTTTACAAACAGGGTTAAAAATAAGTTAGAGCAATTGTATAAATAAGTATATTTGTGTAAAATAAAAACACATGAATATAACAATTCAAAAACTTTGCGACATCCATTTTCACAAGAATGATTTATCTACTGAACAAGTTTCGGAGATAAAAAAAGAAGTGGAAGCTAATCTGATTGATGCTGTCAAAAATGCAGAAATAGGCATAGCGGAAGAAAGGGCGATCTTCATTTTAAAATTAAGGAAAATGAATATTGATTTGTTTTTTGGCTATAACTATTTCAATGAAACCGCACTCGGAGTAATATACCCGCCTAATATACTTACATTAGGTAACATCAATAGGAATTTTGATAAGGCAAGAAAATTTGCATGGGAAAATTCGCAAAAAATACTTACAATAACTAAAGCAGAGTGGGATGCAATACAGTGACGATGATATAAGAAGTCTTCTAACAGGCATATACGAAGGTAGCATTGATGAATACAATCTACCCGAAGACCTTTACTTCGCCATATCCGACTATATAAAAAAGGGGCTATACGAAGGCTTTGGAGGCACAATAGAAGATTTTACGGGCAGTAAGTATGAACTTATCACAAACCTCCGAGAAAACGTCTATATGTTTTCAGGAGCAAAGACTTTTCAGCAGGTAAAAGAACTATCTAACGCAATCTATGACGATGAAGATAAGATAAAGCCTTTCAATAAGTTTTTCAAGGATGCCAAAGACATTTATGAGAACTACAATAAAAACTACGCCCGTACTGAATACGACACCGCGATAAACAGCGCACAGCAAGCATCCTACTGGAATAAAATCGAAGAGGAATCAGACGTTTTGCCTTATCTTACTTTTAGTGCGGTGCTTGACGATAACACAACGGATGAATGTGAGCATATGGATGGCATTACCGCTCCCGTTGGTGACCCGATATGGGACACATGCTATCCTCCCAATCACTGGAATTGTAGGAGTACAGTATCACAAACAGATGATAAAGGTAAGGTATCAAGCAAATCGGACATAAGCCATGCCAAAAAAGAAACAGAATCCGAGATGCAAGATGTGTTTAAAATGAATAGCGGAAAGGATGGATATATTTTTAGTTCTGAGCATCCGTATTTTCAAGTGGACAAAGCCGATAAGGAATTTGCAAAGGACAATTTCGGCTTACCTATCCCCGAAAATGATTAAATTTGTAGCATGAGTAATTTCAACTGGAAAGAATACCCGCGTCAACATGTGCAAGCTGTTGATATGTGCGCGGCTTGTATATTTACGCACAGGGTTAAGTTTATACCCATCAAAGCTATACACCTCTACCCTAATATGTATGAGCAATTCAAGCAGTGGGCGGGTAAGATGCGAGGCTCTGAAATTGAAGACGATGAGCGATTAGAATTTGATAGCGTGGAGATTTGCAAAGGGTATGCGGGTCAATCTACGCCAATGGTGATTGAAGTGTGGGAACAAAACCCGTTTATTAATGTACCCAAAGAGAAAATATTTAGTCTAAATTGATATGTCTAATCCTTTTAACTTTGACCGTGTAAAAAAGAACATGGAGCGTGTAAAAAGAACGCTACCAATAATTTTAGCTAATGATGCCAAAGAGAATTTTTTAGATAGTTTTCGTAGTCAAGGATGGAACGGGCAAGCATGGCAAAAAGTTAAAAGGCAAGGTAAAAAAGGTAGTAGCCGAAACAACTCTGCTATATTAGTACAGTCAGGTAAACTTAGACTAGCCGTAGCGAATAGCGTGAAATTGGTATCGTGGGATAGAATTATTTTGAGGATAGACGGCAATGAGATACCATACGCGGCGGTGCATAATGAAGGATTGAAAGCGGGACGTGGTGCGGGATTTATGATGCCTAAACGAAAGTTTTTTGGCAATAGCGCATTTTTGAGATTGAAACAACGTAGGCACATAAAAGAGGCAATTGATAAGATATGGCAGGGATAAAAGTAGCTATACAAGACATATTAAATAAACTGAGCAACAATACATCGTTTCAGTATGTTCGTGTATGGAACAATCAGCTACAACTCCAAGAAGATGGCACTATTGAATCATTCCCCTATCCATGTGCATTCGTTCAAATTGAAAACCCTGCCGACTATCAGCAATTAGGACTAGGCATAACGCTTTCAGACTTAATTATAAGGGTTCATATCGGTCAAGAGTACTACGATGCTCAGGATGGCACAATTGGGCAAAATTTAAGTATCTTTGATCTCCGAGACGAGGTTATTAGACTTTTGACGTATTATGAAGCTACCCAGTGTAGCGGATTGATGAAGATAGCCGAAAATCAAGATTATACACACACGAATGTTTATCACTACATGATAGATTTTAGATGTTCGTATGTGGATGACAGAGGTGACCAAAGAGTGAATGATATTGTGACAACACCGCCAACAGGAATAGAGATAGACCCGACAATAGTAACTGTAATAAACTAACATGACACTTGAACAAGTATTGCCGTATTTCGCCAAAGGTTTTTTGATATACCGAGAGGATATAAAGACCGAAAATGAAGCGCATTATAAATGCGAGGGTTTTATTTGGCGTTACGATTGCGTATGTCGCAAGAGAGATGATGAATATAGACCCATTATACTAAGGGATAGTGATATACTTGCTAATGATTGGTTTGTGGTAGATTGCGCCAATACGATTGAATCTATTGAATTGTCATTTATACATGCTTTAACTGCTTTGAAAAACGGTGCAAAGATAAGGCGTGAGTCGTGGGATAAGGCTGAATCTAGTTATAGATATGGCAATATTTATTTAAATGAAAACGGGCGTATATTTGAGCAAGGCGAAAGGATTGGGAACTTTGGATTGTATTATTTCGGGCATATGGATTTTTTTGCCCAAGACTGGAAAATAGTTAATTAAAATGGCGAGAAGCGTAGCGACAATACAGGCTCAAATTATTGCTCAGATTGCATCTGACCCTAATCTAGTCTACACCGATGACCAAAACATAGTTAGGAACATAACCTATAATACATCTCACCGCGCATTATGGAGGGCATGGACGTATGTTATCGCTGTTTGTATTGCCATACTTGAACAATTGATGGACATATATCTTGCATCTATTGAAACACTTGTATCTCAATCAGCCGCCGCTAGTCAGCTATGGATTCAGGCTAAGATGTTTGAGTTTCAGTATGACGCAACTAACCCGCAGATTATCCAGTTAATAAACACTATCCCGCAATATTCAATTGTTGATACAACCAAAAGAATAATAACTGCGTGTGCCGTTAGTGTTGACCTTGCTAATAATGTGAATGTGAAGGTAGCAAAGGGTAATACATTTGTAGCACTTGACCCCGCTACTGAACTCCCCGCCGCACAAGCATACATAAACATAATAGGGGATGCAGGGATAAACTATAATGTTATCTCATTCGCGGCTGACAAGCTGTATATAAAGGCAAATGTTTACTATCAAGGGCAATACTCAGCAATTATACAAACAAACGTTATAACGGCTCTAAACAATTATTTGCAAAACTTATCTATAACCAATTTCGACGGATCAATAAAAATGTCGGATTTGGAAAATGTGATAAGGCAAGTTACTGGCGTTACTGATGTGGTAATGGTAGGAGTAATTGGCAGACCTGACAGTCCGACACCATCAGACCCGACCAACAGCGCGAATAGTACGATACTTATTCAGAATCAGCAAGTGATTGCACGATTATACAACCCTAAAGCGGGATATATGGTGCAAGAAACAATTAGCGGATATAGATTTGCCGATACATTGACATTTATAGCGCAATAGAATGAGCATATTTGATATAAATTATTTTACAAAGGTCAAGGAGTTGATGCCTCCCGATAAGCGGGATAACGTCATGCTTGGATTCTTAAAGGCTTTTGTTTTGCCTGTCCAGTACTTGAGAAATAAATTTTTAGGCGATTACAGGACGGGTAGTTTTTACGCTCAATATGTGCCATCTGTGCCTTATTATCAAGGTCAGAAAGTTGTATATAAGCAAGTAGTTTATGAATCATTGGTTGATAACAACACCGATAACCCTCCATCCGACAAGTGGCAAGTTTATTTGCCGTCATTCATTGGTGTAGATACCCGTGTTTTGTTCAATGGCAGACTTGTGACGCTCACTTATGCGCTCAATGACTACTATCGCTCAAACTTTAGACAGCCCAGCTTATTAGGATGGGCTAGTACCGCAGATTCTACGCATAGCAAGTATTCTGATATATACATAGTTAATCTGTCATCCACGATCGGAGGTTTTAACGTAGGTCAGACAGTCGGTAGTTATGTGGCTCAACATGATATATCTAGTTACTCTGCATGGATAGCAGGTAGCTATAATATCGGTCAATTGGTGACAAGATACGGACATTTGTATTTATCCAAAACCAACGGCAACACTGACCAACCGCCATCAGCTAATTGGCAGATAACCGATACTGTTGCAAAGGGATTTGTAACTAATCGGGTAGCCAATTTCACTATATATTTTCCTACTGCATTATATGCGACCACCAACGAATCGGAAGTGCGTAAATTTGTAGATGGATTGATACCGAAAGGATTATTTTACACTATTTCAACATATTGATATGCCTAAGTATTTAGATCTACAATTTATAACAGACACCGCGCAGATGCCAATAAAAAAAGGCACACTGCAATTCTTACAGGACGCGCATACGGATAGCCTTGCTGATAGCATTAAGGCGCAAATAGGCAGTTCATATAGTTTGAGTACTCCGTATGTCCTTTGGGGATGCGTTAATAGTGGTAGTGGTTCATCTTATTCCATTTCTGCGGGGGCGATATTCTATTTCGGTGGGGTGTATGAAGTTGACCCTGTTTCATTTACTGCATCAGGCGGTCATACTGCGGTATGTAATTTTGTGACCACTCAATATACGGTTGATGCTGACCCAGTGACGTTTACTGATTTCAGTAGCCATAACGTTCACAATATTGTAAAAATAAAGGTGCAGGATGGCGCAAGTGGTAGCGGGATATTTGATTTTAGCACACTGAATAGAAGTGTGTTTTTGCCTTACGTGCAGTCACTATTGCAATCTGAGATTGATGCGATAGAATCTGCATGGGTGGTTAGAAATAACAATACAGATATATCCGTTAGTGGCTCAGGTGCAACCGTAATATCTAGTTACATGAAATATAAGATTATCGGCAAAACCATGTTCCTTCATGTACAAATTATAGTATTAAATGCAACAGGCATAACTATATTAATCCCCGCATCTAAAAATGCAAACATAGGATTTCAGACATATTTCCATACACCTATATTTAATAATACTACTGGGCATCTTGTAAACGGTTATACGTTTATTGATCCTGCTACACCAAACAATATAAATGTAATAGTGGATGGGGTGTC